AAGAAGAAGAAAAAGTAGATAATCAAGAAAAAACAAAAGAATCATAGTTATGAAAAAGAAAGTTATTTTAGATAATGGAGTTGATATTTGGGATTCCAAAAAAAGATACAAGGTAAATCAAAGCGTTCTTTTTAATGGATTGTCTTATCAGAATATTACTGGTGGAAATTCAAGTCCAGATTCTCTTGTTGATTGGATTTTGGTTGATGAAAAAGAGCCTATAAGTTGGGGAGAAATAATTGGAGATTTAGCAGATCAAGAAGATTTGCAATTAGCCCTTGATACGCTTCAAGAAGATATTGATAGATTGAGCGGTTTCTTTTATGGAAGCGCACAACCAACAGATACTCCTTCTGGTGTTGATAATGGTTACTGGATAGCTTTGGAAGCTGGAACTTATACCAATTTTGGTGGTGTTGTTGTTGATGCAAATAGTATAGCTATAATATCTCGTGATGAATTAGGTGCTTTTAGTATTTCGCAAACCGAAATTGATTTAACTGATTATTTAAAAACTGAAACATTGCTTTCAAGAACAAATCTTTTTGATAAAGATGCTGTTATTAGCGGTTTTTATATAAACACATCGACTGGTAATTTAGATGTAGATGCAACTTCAAAAGTATCTTCTTGGATTCCTGTGACTGCTGGTGTAACTTATTATTTAAGCGGAAGAAATACTAGTGTTCCAAATGTTAGATATAGAGATGCCGTAGGTACATTGATAAAACCTTTAACAGTTGCAGGTGCTACTCAAGCAAATTACGGAGCTATAAATAATCGTAAATTTTTAACTCCAGCAGGAGCTATTGAAGTTCAATTTAATATTTCATTTGTCGGAAATGGTACTGCTGATGCGGTTCAATTTGAGGTTGGGGAAACTCCTACAGCATACAAGCCTTACTCTTATATTTATATTAAGCCAGAATTTTTAGGATATGTTGATTCTTTATTAGTTCCAATAAATTCAGAATTAACAAAAATTAATTCTATATTAAATAAAAAATCAAAATTAACTTTAAAAAATGGTGCTGACTTTTATTTTTCATCACATTGGGATGCAACCAAAAATCTAGTTAAGTATGTAAAGTATAATGTTGCAAGTTCGGTTAACGCAAATCCAATTGTTAATTTTATTAATGAATATACTGCGTTAAAAACAGCAGACCAATCCGTGCTTGGTACTTTGTTGAAAACAAGTGACGACGATGTTTGCCCTTTTAATCTTAACGGAAGCTATATTGCTGCCAATCACGGATGGAATCAGCCTTTGAGGTTGACCAAAACAGCTCACGGAAAAACACTTGCGGATGTTGGTTCTACTTATTTAGATTCTGCTTCTGAAAGATTTACTATTTTAAGAATTGTAGATGCAAATAACATATGGATCGTTTCAGATAATCAAGCAGTCGATGGAATTACATACACATTTATTAGCCCAACAGGAGATTTGACATACCAATCAAACGGAACTAATACAGCAACTATAACAAGTGGATATACATTAGTTAGCGTAGGTAATTTATATCCTTCAATGTCAAAATCGGATGTTGTAATTACATTAGATAAAGACAGAATTGTTTCTGCTGATGGAATCTACGATTGCGATTTTGCGGACATAAAAGAAACTTATATAGCTTATGATTTACCTTCAATTATAGATAAAATTATTCTAAACAGACCAGGAGGAGGTTATTTAACACAACCAAATTTTAATTCTTTGGGTGCGGATGTTTTGTTTAAAATAACCAATACCTACCGTTTTACATCTCAAGGAACAACTTTGATATTTACAAATTTCACAAATAAAAAATCATTAAAATTTTCTTTTGCTGGATTCACACAAAATTTACCTTTAACAACAGGAAATCTTTATATACCAAAATCATTACCAATAGTTAGCGGTGCAACCACCTATGATTTTAGAGAAATAGAGGATTGGACTACTCCTCCAAGCGGAACTATAAATTTAACTTCTGCATATTGGGAAAATCCTTTAAGTCCACCAGATAGAATTGTAAATCTTAATTCAAACGTAATAGTTCATTCTGGATATATTACTGATAGAGGTGTTGGATTAGATAGAAAAGATAAAGTAACTAATGCAATTTATCTTGTTGCTACGAGAAAAATCTATCCTATGGGTTTGTGGAATAGTTCTCCATTAACATTGGTGGCAAACTCTTTTTATTCGGCTGTTGTTTTTAGAACATTTAGAAACCCAATAGACAATCCGATAGGTAGAACTAATTATGATTTTGTTGATTTAGGTAGTGAGGTTTTTGTTTTTGCTGATTATCATGGAGCATTAGAAGATAAACTACCAATTGACAAAAAATGGTTAGGTAAAAAAATAAGCGTTTACGAAAAGAATGATAATATAACAGTATTATCAGATGTTGTTTCTGGCGATATTGATTTATTAAGCACCGCAACATCTACTGATTACGGATTTGTTGTTTTAAAATTAACCTAAAAATAAAATCATAAAAAATGGCAAATGCAATTTACAACTCTTTCAAAAGAGATATAATGAAATAAAATAAAACTATATGAGTACAAAAGAAGCATTTTTCAAAGCAAACATTCAAGGAATTATTGCTTTAATAATTATAATCGGAGGATTATATATTTTGGCATTTAACAGTTCTACTACCGATATTAAAATAGCAATAGTAGGATTAATGTCAAGCGTAATTGGATATTACTTTGGAAGTTCCAGAAGTACAGCCAAAAAGGATGAGGTTATAGCGGAACAATTAACAAATAAAACATAGAAATTATGCAAGAGCAAAAAATTATTATCTCGTTTGATAAAGAAGCAACTCCAGAACAAATGAGAGCAGCTTTAAATTTAGTTGACGAACTGACTGATGAAAATACAACAGTTTTAATCGTTGGAGGCCGTCCAAATGATAGATAAAACTAAAATATTAAACGCACTTTTAATTTTCGCATTGGTACTTTCGGTACTGGTGCGAAATTTTGCGTTTCTGTTCCCGAAACATTTTTATTACATTTCGGAGGCTATTTTAATTTTTGTTGTAAGTTTGTATTTATATTCTCACATCAAAAATTTTTTTACGTTCTTGATGTTTGGGTTGAGTATAAATAATTTGTTTGATGAATTGTTTTTCAATCCTTTAGAGTTGGGAATAAATGAAGTAATTTTTACAATAGTATTAATATTAATAGCAATATTTCGTTATGTTAGGAGAAAGCCACAATTTTTGGGATCAAGTATATGAGTTTTTTTGTAAAATATTTTTTCCAGCATTTAGCGGAGTATCAATAAAATTGGCAACGATGATGGGTAAAGAAAAAATAACACCTTTGAGAGCTATTTTAAGCTACATAGTAGGTATTGGGATAACTTACTTGGTTTATCCTTTGGTTTTAGAATATTCAAGCGAAAATATGATTCCAATGTTTATAGCTATAATTGCAATGTCTGGAGAAAAAATCGCAGAGTTTGTGATTTACAAGTGGGATATTGATACGCTACTAACTGGATTACTGAACTTACTTTTTAGTTCATTTAAGAAAAACGACAGAAAATAATATTAACTTAAATAAAGAAAACAAATGAATTATGATTATTTAAAAAACGAAAGTTCGCCTCAAATATTTGTAAAAGCGTACAATTTAATTGGCACTAAAGAAATTATAGGAACTATTCATAGTAAGGTTATTATGAAGTGGGCTAAAGATTTAGGTTTAGAGAAAATTTATACAAGCGATGAAATTGCTTGGTGCGGATTATTTATGGCGGAGGTTTGCAGACGAGCTGGTTTAGAAACCAATATAACTCCAAAAGAATCGTTATGGGCTTTAAATTGGAATAAGTTTGGTACAAAGCAATCAGTTGCTATGTTTGGAGATGTTTTAACATTCAAAAGAAATGGAGGAGGACACGTTGGAATTTATGTTGGAGAGGACGAAACTTGTTATCACGTTCTAGGAGGAAATCAATCAAACATGGTTTGTATCACTCGAATTGAAAAGTCAAGATGTGCTGGTATTAGACGCACTGATTGGAAAATAAAACAACCAGAAAATATAAGAGTAATTGAAGTAAATTCTAATGGGTTTATATCACAAAACGAAGCATAATTATGATACCAGAAAAATATAAGCAATACATTCCGTACATAGTTTGCGGATGTATTTTACTTTTCTTTGCATCGCTTTATTTCAATAGAACTGAAAGCCTACAAAAAAAAGTAGTAGAATTGACTAACGAGGCAAAAGTAAACGAGGCGTTGGCAAAAGAATACCGACACCAATACGATTTGCTGAAAGCTCAAGATAATCCGCTTCAATCAAAAAACGATAGTCTTAAGTTGGAGTTGCAGAAATCACAAAAAACAATTATTAAACTAAAAACAATTTACAATGAAAAAATTAAAATCATTAATAAGTATTCTGTTTCTGATATGCAGTCTTACTTTGACAAGCGCACAAGAGAAAGTGGTAATTCTGGATTCGATACAATCCAATAAAATAATCAACGAGTTAACTCACTACGATTTTTTAAAATTTAATGATAGTATTCAGAAAATCGATTTAGAGCGATTTAAGAAGCTCGATAGTATTTCACAAGCAAGAATACTAAATTTGAAAGAAAGTGCCGTAAAGTTAGAAAAAGCGTATTCATTGAAAGAATCTGAAACCGATGATTTGAATGGAATTATAATTAATTGGGAAAAGATTTATAAGCGAACCAATACTACAAAGGCAATTTATAAATACGGATTTTGGGGAGCAGTTGCATATATTGGAATAAAAGTGTTACTTTTGAAGTAGGTAAATTTTTAAAATAGGTTTAAGTTGGTAAAGCAATCAATTAATTTTGGTTGCTTTTTTTTGGTTATGTAGAAATTATTATTACATTTGAAATCTAATTTATTAATTAAAACAATTTAAAAATGAAAAAAATCTTATTTATTCTGTTATCACTATTTTTGATGACAGCGTGTAGTAATTCTGAAACTCCGATTCAGAAACAAGAAGTCACAATGTCAAGAGATGAAATTCCGCAAGAAACAATTGATGCAATTACAAATATTGTTTTAGATGATGTTAGAGGTGTTAATTCAAGTTGTTCCGAATGCAAGTGTTCTATTAAGAATCGAAAAGAAACACCTGGTGGAAGTGTAACTTATTTATTTCAGTGTAGTAGTGGAAATACTTACTGGGCTAGTTATTGTCCAGTAGATGGTAGCGTTCATGTAACTGAACAATTTACAAGTGCTAATGGCGGTGCTACGACTTTAATAAATCCTTCGCCACCTCCTTGCAATTAAAATATACTGAAAATAGATCAAAACCTCTTTATTAATTTAAAGAGGTTTTTTTATTTAAAAAAAGTTACAAAATATTTGTTTTGTATTAAAATAAGTTATACACTTGCATACGAAATAATAATACAAATGAGTAACGAATTAATCAGAGTACAAGTTTCATCTGCAAGAGAATCGGCAACGAGTTATGGTTGCTTGGTAGATTTGAGATTTGATGATAAAGGCAACGAGATTTCTGCAATGAGATTGGTTTGGTTTCCGAAATCGATTTGTACTTACGAGGTTGTGGAATACGAAAGAGATTGGTTTGGGAAAATAATTATTGACAAGAAGTATTTTATGACTGCTCCAAAGTGGTTTTTAGATAAAAATGAAATTAACTATAAAGACAAATAAAATGAAAAGAAAAAAACCGCTTACAGCAGAACAGATGAATCGACAAGGAGTATTTACTTTAATATTTGGATTCTTATTTTGGGTGTTTATAATGTTTAAGTTAAATGTTTTTTAGCTATGAGTACGCAAGAGATATTCCACATAAATAATCAAATTCGATTATTGAAAATGGCAAACACGCCTCGACAATATAAGTCTATGATTTTGATGGTTCGGTTGCCAAAAATCCAAACGGATTTGAACGACAAACAATTTAGTAAAACAATTAATCAAACAACAACTTATTATGGTAAAGACAATTTTTAATGTTTACGTGGTTATGGAATCACAAGAACAATGCGACAGAATGAAACAAGTTTGTGTTGATAATGGGTTGCCTTATTTGGATGGAAAAACAGGATTTACACTTAATGATATTTTTATGCATTTTGGATATTACAATAATGTTTTTGGTGTTTTGTCGTTAGATGGAATTGAAGTAACCGAAGCCGAATTTTTACAACTTTTAAAAGAACAAAAAGATGGCAAGTAATCGTAAAGACAAAAAGTTAGTTCCAGATTTGACAATTTTCGAGGAGCAGAAAAAGGCAAAGTTATCAGCTAAAAGCGTTTTGGAGTTAGCCAAAGAGCAAGAGCAGAAAAAGATTAAAGATGGTTATCGCTACGTTTCTAGTGCGGATGGAAAAACAATGATACTAACGAAAATCAAAAAGTAAGATGGAAAATTTTATAAGTTGGGAAGTTGTAGAGGTAGGGATAGCATTTTTTATCATTCTACTCATGGCATTTGTATTTTTATATTCACTTTATTTAAACCACAAAAAATGGAAGGATTAGTCAACAGAGAGCAAGTAATAGTTTTGAAAGATGGTAGAACTATTTTTAAAACAGACAACGGATTTAAGAGTTTTGTAGAATCCAAAAAAGGCGAGGTAACGGAGGTTACAAACGAGTATTACAATCAAGTAAAAATCAACAGACAGAAATAATGAGAAAAGGTAAAGTACAAACTAATCAACATAAAGTAAATGTTTTAGTAGAACACGAAGATTGTTCTGGATTTCATTACAGCCATTTAGATTTTGAAGTTATATGTGAAAAGATGACAGAAGAAGAAATAGATTTAGAATTTTCAAAACTTGTATTTTCTTTAGACGATAAAAAGAAAATTCTAATGAAAGTCAAAGGTTTTGCATCTTCAGATGTTAGTAATGAAAAAGATATTTTTTATAACGATTTATTTAAGTATAAAAAGATTAAGTAATGGCACAATTCCGATCAAACATTCTAGAAACGATTTCAAATTGGAATCTGAATAATCCAACTCTACGTCAGAAAACTTTAAAAAGTATTGCTGATGAGTTAGGAGTTCCTTCATCGTCATTATCTCAAATTGATAGAAACAATTCTGCAAATACATTCCAAAAGCATTGTGCTGTTATTTTCGAATCAAAGCGAAAATCAAAGCAACTTGAGGTTTTGGAATTATACAAAAAACTTGACATTCCAGTTGTGAATAGATTGGTAAAAATTTGCAATATTTTAGAATGTCATATTTGGGATGTTGTAAAGCGAGTTGATTAATTCTAACCAAAATAATCTTATGAGAACAATAGAAATAGATTTAAGTAAAGACACAATTTTAGATTTATCTCCTCAAGAACTAAAACGACTTAAAGAAATTGTTGAGGCATCGCTTCCAAAAAAAGTTGATGACAACAAGCTCGATTTCGATTTATTGAGAACTTACTACAACGAGGTGTTTTCAAAGTCAATGAGAGTGGTTTGCGAAAAGACAAAGCGACAATTCAATAAACGAATTAGGGAAGGCTACACGAAAGCAGATATTAAAAAAGCTATCGATAATGCATCCAACGATAAGTTTCACGAAGCAAACGATTTCAAACACGTTACTCTGGAGTTCATTTCAAGGTCAGACAAGTTCACAAAGTATGTTTCGGAACTAGAACACCAAGAGGCAAGAAATGTTCGCTTAAAAAGGTTAAAACAAGGTTCGGTTCACACAAATCATTAAAATATGCAAAATTTAGAAGTTTGGAAAGAAGTGCCAGATTACAACGGTGTTTATAAAGTAAGCAACAAAGGAGAGGTAATTTGCTCCAGAAAAATTAAAGATAGAGTGTTGTCTAAAAGAATTGGTAAAGTTGGTTATTACAGAGTTACATTGCACAATCAAGGAAAAAGAAAAACTTATTTTATACACCAATTGGTAGCTATTGCGTTTTTAAATCACAAGCCTAATGGTAATGTTCTTGTTGTAAATCATAAAGATTGCAATAAGTTGAATAATCACGTTGATAATTTAGAAGTTGTTACAAATAGAGAAAATTCTAATAAGAAACATTTGCAAAGCTCGTCAAAATATGTGGGTGTTGATTTTCACAAAAAAAGCAATAAATTTAGAGCAAGGATAGTTTATAAAAACAAATTACTACATCTTGGTTTTTATGTCAATGAAATAGACGCTTCTATTGCATACGAAAATAAATTACAACAAATAAATCAGAAAAATGAGTTTTAAAATAAAAGAAGGATTTGAGTTGTTGGATTCTAATAACTCAAGATATAGTTTGCTTGAGTACCACAAAAAAGGAGCTTTACGAGGAGAGTATTTAGGGTTTCCAATATTCAATGAAAAATACACAATGAGTTTGCCAGGGGCAACAGATTGGACTGGTATTCCTTCAAGTGGTAAAACTGAATTTCTTTTGGAATTGCTATTAAATACTTCGGAGTATCACGGATGGAGGCATTTGCTTTATGTTCCGGACGTTGGGACAAAAGACCAAATTATAGCTATTTTGATTCACAAATTAAGTGGTAAAACATTCGATAAAAGATACAAGTCAAATTACATTACAGAGGAGGATATTCATAAGCATTACGATTGGATTATACATCATTTTAAGATATTACATAAGGTAAGTGCTAAAGCTAAATTAAGTCCTTATGAGTTTTGGGATTTGGCAGTTCAAATGAATATCTCTACTAAAAATGAAGGAGGTATTCAAACAGCAACTATTGATAGCTGGAAGGATATGAAGCGATATGTCGGACAACAAGGCGAATCAATTGCTAGAGATGATTTATATTTGGAGGACGTTTTGGAGTACCGAAATACATTATCTGAACTCCACAAAATGCATTTTCACATTGTTATACATCCTTTGAAAACTGAATTTGATAAAAATGGAGTTCGTAAAGCACCAACGCCTTATGAATTAAAAGGTGGACCGACTTGGTACGACATGGGAAAATGTCAAGTTACGGTTCATAGAATTGATGGAACGGCAAATGAAGTTGATATTATCGTAACTAAAGCAAAGCCAGAATCAGTTGCTTCAGTAGGTCCTACGAGAATGAAATTCGATAAAAAAATAAGAAGGTTTTATTGGGATTACAACGGAAACGACACCTACGCAAAAAAAGAGTATTTTAAACCAACAGGAATATCAGTATCGGAAGGAATGGATGACGATGATGATAGTGATGTTCCCTTCTGATAATGAAACTATGAATTTAGAAAATAAAAAAATATTAGATGCTTGTTGTGGTAGCAGAATGTTTTGGTTTGACAAATCAAACCCAGATGTTTTATTTGCAGACATTAGACAAGAAGAACACGTTTTGTGTGATGGACGAGATTTAAAAATTCAACCAGACATTATTTGCGACTTTAGAAATATGCCATTTTCTGACAATAGTTTTCAAATGGTTGTATTTGATCCGCCACATTTGCACAAACTTGGGAAAGATACTTGGATGGCAAAAAAATATGGAGTTTTATTTCCAACTTGGGAAAATGATATAGCAGCTGGGTTTTCGGAATGTTGGAGAGTATTAAAACCAGGAGGAACTTTAATTTTTAAATGGAATGAAATTCAAATAAAGTTAAATCAAGTTTTACCTTTATTTACTCAAAAACCGTTATTCGGACACGTAACTGGAAAACATGGTAGAACAATATGGGTTGCATTTTTAAAAAGCTAAATGATGGACGACTTAATTAAAGACAGAGAAAAAGCCAAGCAACTTGAGTTATTACAAGCTAAAAATGCAATTAACTACATTAAGCAATGTAGGCAAAGATTTGATTATGCTGATTCTGCTCAATGGTTGGCACAAGATAAAAACCTTGAGGACTTAACGGTTGTTTCGAATGCTATTTCGGAGTGGATTTTAAATCCAAAATTGGGAAAGGAAAAGAAGCAAGAGCTTACGGAATTATTGCAGTCAACTTGGAGAGTAATGGCTTATTGTCAGAACTTGGAAACCACAACTAAATCAGCAGTTCAAAAGTATGTGATTACTGAAAACAGGAATAGTGAATTGCTTTCGGAGTTGGCAGAACTGAAACTAAAGTATAGAAATTTAGAAGTATCAACTAATAATACAATTGAAAGTCTTGGCAAAGAAATCGAGTTCTTATCAAAATAAAATCACATCGGATCAATTTAAGTTTCTACTGCAAAACGAAGTAAAGGTTTATCCAGTATCAGATACTCAAAGTAAGTTATGGTACATTCACGTTTCGATTTATGAAAAAGTAAAAAGGATTCCAAAGTTGGTTCGGCAAGATGAGATTCAAGAATCAATCGATAAAACGATGTTGTTTTATTACGATAAATTAAAAAACAATAAGTGATGAAAAAGTTTTTAACAAGGCGTGATATAATGGAGTTGCTTTGTATTACTGCTGCAAAATTTGAATGGTGCATCTCAAAATTGAATATTGGTCACGTTATCGAGTTGAATCAACGATTATTTGCCATACAAGATTTGATTGATATTTACCATTACATTACAAGAAAAAAACCAAAAGTGCTTTACGATACATTTGAAAGCAAAATTAATTTAACAACCAATTGTTATGAATCAAGATTTAGTATTGATTAAGGAGATTGTGATTGAGAATCCTCCAACAGATTATACAATTTACTACAAAAAACCAAAATATGATAAAAATGATAAGTTGATTGAGTATGTTAGATATTATTTAACTGGAAATATTTTTTATTCAAATTCTGGCTCTATTCATACAACAAGAAAAATTGTGTACGAAACAAAAGAATATTTGCTACCATACTTAAAAGGTTTGCCACAGCTTGAAAAAATGAGGTTAGAATTTGAATATCACGACATCAAAGATATAGATTTGGATAATAGAGCAAGTTTTTGGGTTAAGCTATTCCTTGACATTCTTAAAAGCCCTACTTCAAGACAATTGACAAGAGCTTCAAAAGAAAAAAATCCAAAACAAATAATAACTACCAACACCATTGTTGATGACGATACAAAATGCATTGACGAAATAAAACTTAAGTTTATAAAAGGACAAAGTAAATTGGTTTTTAGAGTTTTTGGTAGAGCAAAAAGTGAACAAAAAGAAATAGATTTTAAATAGAAACAAAATGAAAAACACGCAAGACGAAATGGTAAGAGTTTTAAGATTAACTCTAAAAAAGAAATGGTTTGATATGATTATTTCGGGAGAAAAAAAAGAGGAATATCGAGAAATTAAGCAGTATTGGATTAAGCGATTGACAAATCAAAATCCCGATGGAACGGTAAACGGAAAATCATTTTATAAGGATTATAATTTTGTAGAGTTCATAAATGGTTATGGCAAAGATGCTCCCAAAATGATAGTTAGACTTGAAGTAATAGAAATGGGTAGAGGACTTGAAAAATGGGGAGCAGAAGAAGGCTACGATTATTTTAAAATTAAACTTGGAGAAATTACAGACACTAAAAACACAAAACAATAAATGGAAAAAAAGATTTTAATTTTAGACATTGAAACTACAGGTTTCTTGGATAAAGGCGGTAAAATTGTAGAGTTAGGTATCGTAGAGTTAGATTTGGAAACTGGTAAAAAAGAAATCATATTTGATGAGGTTTGCCACGAAAAAGGAATAACTCTCGATGAAATTCAAAACTCTTGGATTGTTCAAAATTCAGATTTGAATGTGAATTTGGTAAAGTATTCTGGAACACTTGAAAGCAAAAGAAATCGCATTCAATACATTTTAGATTCTTATGTTTTAGGAGCGACTGCATTCAACAACTCATTCGATTTTGGGTTTTTAGAAAACAGAGGTTTTACATTTCCAAAGAAACTTCCTTGTCCAATGAAACTATCAACCGATATTTGCAAACTACCAAGTCCTAGAGGTGGATATAAATGGCCAAAGGTAGAGGAAGCGCATTTACACTTCTTTGGAGATATTGGATATGTTGAAAAACATAGAGGAGCTGACGATGCTTTTTATGAAGCTGACATCGTTTTAAAGTTGTACCAAGATGGTATTTTTAAACTAGAGTAATAATTAATCTTTAAATATTTTTTACAATGAACAAAAAGCTAGAATTAAAAAATTTCGATTTGCGAAATCTAAAAGTAAACTCAAAAGGTTTATTAGCAATTGAATGGTTTGACGTTACAAGGCCACAAGATGCCTTAACTGTTGAAAGCGATTCAAAACCTCACGAGGACTTGCTTAACAAGTTAAACGAATTTAGAACTCCATTTGCTAAATCTCTAAAATTATTAGAAGGTTGGGATATGGCACGTGAAAACACACGTAAGAATGAAGAATTGCTACGAGAAGCAGTAAGACGTTATAACGAAGAAGTTATGCGCTTAAATCTATCGGAAGTTGCCGTTACTGAAAAGGGCGTTTACTTGAAAGGAACTTTGGCTTGTGATGATGTAAACATTAAAGTTTCATCTCCTTACATAAAGTTTGATAATCAAGAAAGCGATATGGGTTCTCAATCAAAATCAATTTTTGACGAACTTATTGTTGAGGTTTGGAGATTTATCTATGCCGACAAAAGAGATACTGATTTATTCAACCAAAAAGAGCAGAAACAATCGGGATTGAATAACGTTGAAGGTAAAATGGAAAAAGTTGCTTAATGGCACAATTCAAACTAAAGGTTTGTAAAAGTTGCGGAGCTGAATTTAAACAATACAATTCTTTTACGAAATGTAAATGTAAAGTTTCAGCTCCAAAACTTCAACAAAAGAAAAAGTACACTATTCCAAAAGTAAGCGATAAGCGAAAGGAGCTAAATTCGGTTTACGAAAAAGTTAGAATTGAGATTTTGTCTGAAGCAAAATTTGTCTGCTTTATCGAGGGATGTAAAAATGTTGCTAATACTATTGAGCATTTAATGGGTAGAAAAGGATTTGCTGACCAATGGGCTAGAGATAATAATATTCCATTACTCATCGACAAAAGATTTCTACAACCTTGTTGCTTGGTCCACAATGGAGAGCTTGAAACTAATACAGAATTAGCAAAAAAATATCAGTATAGTAAAATATCGGGAATTAAAAAAAGTGAATTGTAATGGAAGGCATAAACGTAGTTTCTTTATTTAACGGAATGGGTTGTATTTGGTTAGCTTTAGACGAGGCTAACATTAAAGTAAACAAAAGGTTTTCAAGCGAGATTGAAAAATATCCAAACCAAGCAAATGATTTGCTTTATCCGGACACAATTCAATTGGGCGATGTAAGAAATGTAAAAGGTTCAGATTTAGGATTTATTGATTTATTGGCTGGTGGTTCGCCTTGTCAAAGTTTTTCATTTGCTGGAAAACGAAAAGGAATGAGTACGACTGATAATGTAGAAATCCTAACATTAAATCATTACTTGGAACTAAAAGAGCAAAACTTTGAATTTGAAGGGCAATCTTATTTGTTTTGGGAATATATTCGAGTTTTAGAGGAATTGCGAGTTATTAATCCTAACATTAAATTTTTGCTTGAAAACGTAATGATGGGTTCAAAATGGCAAAAGATTTTAACTCAAGCAATCGGAATTAATCCAATACAAATAAATTCTGCTTTAGTTTCTGCTCAAAATAGAAATCGTTTATACTGGACTAATATTGCATCGGAATCATTTGGTTTATTTGGAGATTTATATTGCAGCATTCCACAGCCAAAAGATAAAGGAATTTTATTAAAAGATGTTTTGGAAACATTTGAAACTTCTGATTTTGAAACTCAAGAGGAATTTGATGCTTATATGCAAAAGTATTTTTTGAGTGATAAAATGATTAAAGGATTATTGAATCATCAAAAGTTTAATAAATTCGAGCCTAGTGATGGAAACGAAAAATCAAGCTGTATAACGGGTCGAGTTCATAAAATGGGCAATGCTGATAATTATATCTTAGATATTGGGAACTTAAAGAACATAAAATCTAAAGAAGAAAAATCAAGTTGTTTTACTGCTGGTGGAAATAGTGGCGGTTTACATTCGCAAATGGATTTAGTAGTTCATAATATGATGCCTCGTTCTGGAAATCCTAAAAAAGGAGGTACGGGGCATCTGACCAGGTCAGATGGTAAAACTTATTGTTTAGATACTGGAAATACAAATGCAGTTGAGATTTTAAACGAAAATCAAAATAGAAAGTTTAACCACAACCCAAATACTGATAAAGCTGGTTGTTTAACATTAGCACAAGGTAGAGCTGGAAGTTCAGATGAGTATATGGATTCGGTTTCTAAAATAGCGAAAATTCAAGGAAATATAAGACGATTAACACCAAGAGAATGCGGTCGACTTCAAACAGTTCCAAAGGATAAATTAGAGTTACTTTTAAGCAGCGGAATTAGTGACACGCAACTTTACAAGATGTTCGGGAATGGTTGGACTGTAGATGTGATTGCTCACATTTTAACTTACTATAAAAAATAAAACAATAATCATTAAAAAAAAATAAAATGAGAAAATTAATTATCGCAGGATTTCTAGGAAACGATGCAACAGTAAATGATTTGCCAAGTGGAACAATGCAAGTTATAAACTTCAGTATAGCCACAACGGATAAGTTCAAGGAAGAAACCAGAACTACTTGGGTAAGATGTTCAAGGTTTACAAATAACGTTGCTATATCCCCTTATTTAAAGAAAGGCACTTATGTAATAGTTCAAGGTAGAGCAGAGGTTGAAACTTACACAGATCAAAATCAACAAACTCACGCAGTACTAAAGTGTATTGTTGACGAAATTGAATTTGGTGGAGCAAAGAATGATAGTACGGAAAACACTTCTGCTACACAAGCACAAGCACCACAAGCGCAACCTCCAGCACCAAGTTCAGAGGGAACACTTCCTCCAGCAACTTCAAAGGAAGAGGAGGACGATAATTTGCCATTTTAAAATATATTTATATCTTTGTGGTAAATCCTGCAAGATTAAAGTATAATTAACACCCTCTTTTGAGTTTACTTGCAGGTACTCATTAGAGGGTTGTTTCTTTATTATGAAAAAATGTTTTAAATGTGGTTTAGAAAAACCATTAACAGAGTATTATGTGCATAAAAAGATGGCAGATGGTCATCTGAATAAATGCAAAGTGTGTACTAAAAATGACACAAAAATTCAAACAGAAAAATTAACTTCAACTCCAGAAGGTTTAGAAAAAGAACGAGAACGGCATCGAAATAAATATAAGCGATTAAATTACAAAGACAAACAGAAGGAATGGGATAAAGATAAGTCTTGGAAACATACTGCTTTGTATAAGAATTTAAATAAAAAATATAAAGTTCCAAAAGGATTTGAGATACATCATTGGAATTACAATCTTTATTATATGGAGGACTTTTTTATACTTCCAATAAAACAACATCGACAAGCTCATAGGTTTTTAGTTTTAGATATTGAAAAAAGAATGTTTAAGGATTTAGATGGTAGTTATTTATTGACTAGAAAAGCTCACGAGGCGTACCTAAAATCTAAAGGAATAGAAATGTAGAAAATATTTAACAAAAAAAAAGTAAACAAAAGTTTGTGTAATAGAAACATTTGTTTACTTTTGTCTTTTAATTTAAAAACAGAAATATATGGCACAAGAAGTTTATTTAGATTTTGAAGGCGCAATTAAGGAATTGCGAAAACGAGGCAAAGAGATTAATTTGGAATCGACTGCAAAGGAAATTGGTTACACAGAGCCTGGATTGCGAAAGTTGCGAAAGAAAGCACCGAAGTCAGTAGCGATGGTTCACAAGTACCTAAAGGATAATTCGCTTGAATTTGAGGACTTGGTTAAGGAGAGAGAAATTTAAAACAATAAAAACAACATTTAAAGACAAGTATTATGAAAATTAACGTAACAGTAGATTTAGAAGATTTTTTTAGTGAAGATGAAACTTCATTTAATGAACAAATTTTAAGCCATATAGAATGGCAAGTAAAAAGTCAAGTTTGGAATGAGTTTAAAACAATTGCGCTTGACAGGTTTAAAGAAAAGATAAATAGGGAGCTTAATGAAAGTAAAGAACAAGAAATGGATAGAATTATTCATAAAATCTTTACAGAAAAAAAGATTAAAGTAAAAGAAGCGACAAAGGGAAATCCAGAACCAGAAATGGTTACGTTATTTGAATACATTGAGGATAGAATTAATAAAGACTACTTCAATCCAAATAATACAGCAGATAATATTTTGAATAGAAAACTTCACGAGAAACAAGTTCAATTTGAAAAAATGATTGAACAATCTGCTGAAAAAATAGGTTCCGAAATAAAAGACAGATATGATTTGCTTTTTGCATCTCAAATTGTTTCTAACCTAAATAAGCAAGGGATGTTGAAAGATGATATTGCTAAAATCTTATTAGAAAAAAACAACGAAAAATAAAAAAAAGACAAAATGAGTACAGAAATCGAAAACAAAGAAGTTGAAGTATTTGGAACGACAAGCGTTTCAGTAAAGGAATTTATGGGTTCAACGGATAAGAGTTTGATGCTTTTATCTGACTACGAAAAAGCCAAGCAGAATTTGCTTGGGTTAAAGGAAAAGCACCAAGCGAGAGTAGCGGAATTGGTGGCAATTGAAAAATTATCTCCAGCAGAATTAAAAGAGTTGAATGGTATTCGTGCTGAATTACGTGAGCCGAGATATTTGGTTCAGAATATCGAGAAAAATAACATTTCAGTATTTGAGGCTTACAAAAAAACAGACAAGTCAAAACTGAAAGATTTGGTTGATATTAATCGTGATTTAGAGGATACTGCATCTGACAAAATAAAGTTGGAGGATGACCGCAAAAAGTTAGAAAAGGAAGCCGAAGCAAAGGCAGAGGAAAATCGAATTGCTAAAATCAAAGAATCCATTAACGACATCGAAACCTACTGCTCCGAGATAGTTCAGAAAATGACTTTTGAAAATATGAAAGTTTCTGCTGAAAGTATTGAGCAATCGTTAAATGCCGAGTATGAATTTGAGGAGTACGATTTGTTATTTGACCAAGTGAAGGCTAGAGTTACGAAATCATTGCTTGACAAAACGAATGATTTACGTGACAGAGAAAATCAGCGATTGGATAACGAGAGAATGAAGCAAGAGATTTTTCAAGTTCGTGTTAATCGTTTGAAAGAGGTTGGATTTGATATTAATGAAAAAGACATTTTTGTTCATAAGGATTTATTCGCTGGAATTGCTAAAGAATCTGTTTATGAATGTAATTCTGTAGAATTTGAAAAAATGCTTTCAGATGCTAAACTTTCAATTGAAAAAGTTGAACAAGCCAAACGTGATGCCGAAACTAAAAGACAAAACGATGAGCAGTTTGAAGTTCGTAAGAAAAGATTCTTTGAAGCGGATTTTAATATTACTGATAATTTACAATTCTTTTTCAGTAAAGAGTTCAAGGATGTAAGTGTTCACACGGATAAAGTTTTCAGAGCGTCTGTGACTGAATTTGAGGAAATATTCTCTAAAGCAAAACAAGATGTTGTTGATGCCAAAAAGAAACGTGAGCAAGACGAATTGGATAAGCAAGAACAGATAAAACAAGAAGCTCTTGCCAAAAAGAAAGCCGATGCCGAAAACAAAGCAAGAGTAAAACGTTTGGCTAAAGATAAAGAATGGTTGTTGCAAAACATTCAATTATCATTAGTTCCAATTCAAGATGTTTCTATTGAAAACGAAGAATCAAACGATTTCATTTCGTTTGCTAACTTGCAGATTGGACAACTAAAAGAGGATTTATTAAAACAATTAAATGAGTTGTAAGATGGAAAGCAAATATTCATTTTACGCTACACTAACTGCAAATGTTTTTCTTGACGATAGTGATTTTGATTTTATTACAGAAGTATGTAGAAATCATTATGATAGAGCTGTTAGAGAAATAGTTGGCGTTGGAGGATTCCTTTTTGGATTTAAAGTAAGAAGAACTCCTTATGCTGATTGGCTACCAAGCGATGAAGAAAGAATTGTTGAATTTACTGCAAGACAACTTGGATTAATAATGAAAAGTTTCGAAATGCAGAGTGGAGAACAAGCATCGAGGTTAAATTTGATGTTTCATAAAGTGGCACACGAAATGGCTACAACTCAAAAATTGATTAACGAGAGTATATCTATGTATAAAGTAACAACTTTATACGGATATATTGAAAAACAAAAATAATTATGTCAAACATCGTAAAAGCAGACCAATCAATATTTAGCACAATTGCTTCATTTGAAGATGGTCAAAGAATTGCAAAAGGACTTTGTAGTTCAGATTTAGTTCCAGCAGCATATAAAGGAAATATTCCAAATACAATGATTGCTTTAGAAATGGCAACACGCATTGGAGTAAGTCCATTTATGGTAATGCAAAACCTTGATATTATTCAAGGAAAACCAAGTTGGAGAAGTTCATTTATTATTGCTGCATTAAATTCTTGTGGTAGATTTAAACCCTTGAAATTTGAGTTTGTTGGTGCGGATTCTCAAAGTGATTCTTATGGTTGTAGAGCATATACAGATGACTTTGATGGAAATAGAATTACTGGACCATTGGTTACTTGGTTAATGGTAAAAGCCGAAGGTTGGTTAAGCAAGTCTGGTTCAAAATGGAAAACAATGCCAGAGTTAATGTTCCAATATCGTGCTGCATCATTCTTTGGTAGATTGTATGCTCCAGATATTTTAAACGGAATGCAATCTGTAGAAGAAGTAAAAGATGTTATGGGAACTATCGATACAGAGTTTGAGGATGTTTCAAAGTATGAAAAATTGGTAGAGCTTTTTGAATTGAAAAAAGAATTAGTTGCTGAAACTGATATTGAATTTGTCCAGAAAGTTATTGATGACAAAGACAAATCCAACTACGACAAAGTAATTTATCAACTAAACAAGTTGAAAAAAGATGAACAACAAAGCAAATAGAGTAGCAAGAATAACCAGTAGTAAAGTGAGTTTGCTACTGGTTGATGGAAAGCAAGAATTAGGTTTCGGAGCTGGAGCAATAACTTACTTAAACGGCAAGAAAAAAGAACTTGAATTTGGACGTGGTTTAGATTTGCCAGTAAACAAGTGGGAAATGCTTTGGGGCAAGATGTTTGAACCATACGTGCATTGGCAACTTGGAAATGAATACGAAATGGTTATTGACCAAACTACTATTCATCCTAAATATCCTCAATGGAGTGGATCGCAAGATTTCAATATTTTGCAAGATGGAGTTAAGATTGGGGTTTCAGAGTTGAAGTGTTACCAAATGTCTAATCATTACGATTATGTGAAAGTTTTGCAAAGTGGAAACATTGATATATTTCGTAAAGAGTACAAAGCAGAATACTATCAAATTGTTTCAAATTGCATTATTCACGGAGTTGATATTGGAGAGGCTATTGCATTTATGCCAACTGAAAGTCATTTACTTGAAATGCGTGATTTGTTGGAGAACTCTGACTACATCGAGAAACAATTGAAAGATGATGCTTGGAAGTACAGACAATTCTACGAAAAAGATTTGTGGGATTTACCATTTATTCCAGAGCATAGTGATTTCCCAAGTATGGTTAAATTTAGATTTCACGTTCCTATTGAGGATAAAATCTTAATAACTAAAAAAGTTTTGAACGGAATTAAATACTTAAACGAAATGTAGTTATGAATCCGAAACAAAAATCAATGAAAATGCATTTGTTCTACTGCTTGATGCAGTTACTCTTGGAGTGCTTGGATGAGTTGAAAGTAACTAATCCGAGAATGATAGAGTTGAGAAGTAATCTTACTGAAATGTGCGAGTTGCTAAATGATGAGTGTAAAGATACCTACACTATTCAGAAAACAACTTATTTTAGCACAATCACGAATAAGATTAATACGATTATGAGAAAAGAGTTTAATCCGGAAATGTAGAAAATATGGCAAAAGAAATTTAATCAAAAGAAGAAGCAATTGAAAGTGTAATGTATGGAAACAAGCACGATTTTAATAAGATATTTGCGTTTGCTGAATTGTGGGTAAAAAAGCAATTTAAAGTTTTTAGTGCTGATGATTTAAAAGATGCTTATTATGCAGATGGAAATCAACCTCCAATTCAGTTAAACGTATTCGGGGCAGTATTCAGCAATCTTGTCAAAGCAAAACTTATATTTCATCACGGATTCACAAAATCAAGGCACAAGGTTGCTCACGGAAGGGATTTGAAAACGTGGATAAGTTTAGAATTTAAGCAACGTCAAGCGAATAACGCAAGTAACAAGTCAAACTTAAAATTAGAACTATAATGGAAATAGAATTTGAATTTTGCATGTTAGAGAATTTTTTAATAGGAATTGATTATAGTGATTGTATTGCTGAAAATGTAAATACTGGAGAGCAGTTTGAAACAAAAACTATTTCATTTGGATTTCTATTTTTTATTATCCATTTGAATCTAAAACCAAATAATTAAATTATGGCAAATAAAATAGAAAATTACAGAGTTGTAGAGGATGTTGATGGATTTAAGGTTCAGATAAAAAGAACAGAATCGGAAATGATAGGTATTTTATGGAGTAGAAAACTTATAGTAAAAGAGTATTGGAATAACTTAAACGAAAATGGTAAATTAGCTCACTATCTTATAGCAAATCCTCCTAGCCGTACAAAAATCTATTCGTCATTAGAAGAAGCTAAAAAAGCAATTGAGAGTTTTGTGAAATATCCAATTTATCATTATTTTAAATCAGATGATAATCCTCCAAAGTTTCCTTCGGATAAATAGATACTCAAAGAACTATCTAATGTAAATCCTCGTTCCCTATACAATGGAGAAACGAGGATTTTTTATTTGTATAATATTTGATGCAATTGTAGAATGTTTGTTGCATCATATTTTCTTTGATTTAAGAATGTAAAATATTTTCTACAACAAAATGTATCAAATTTGAAAAATAATTGCTTAAAAGTTATTTATTGAATTATTTTTATATATTTGTATCGAATTAATAATCTATTGTTGTGAAACAAAGGGTACAAAATATTAAAGAATGAGCTATCTGCGTAATGTGGATAGCTCATTTTTTGTTTAAAAACTAAATATATGAATTTCGGATTAGCAAAAGAAATATACGGTTTAACTCCATGGTGCGTAGATTCAATATCTTTTCATTCTTTGTCAGCGATATTAAGAAATTTACAAAATGGAGTTGCTCTTGAAATACCAGATAGCAAATACAATTCGTTCTCATCTATTCAGTTTGAAAGTAATTCAAAAATTGTTACAAGACCTTATGGCAACGAATGGGAGCCAGGGCAATTAGACAACAACGAAGATTTTACAGCTATTGTAGTTCTAAATCTTAATGGAGTTATCACAAAAAGTGGAGGTGCAAGTTCTATTGGAATGGAGCAAATATCCAACACAATGTTGAGAGCAAGTTCTGATAAAAGAGTTGTCGGATTCATTTTAAGAACGGATTCTGGAGGAGGTTCAAGTGGTGCTGTTGAAGTTATGGTTGATGCAATTAATACTATCAAACAAACCAAACCAGTTTATTCAGTAATCACGAAAGGAGGAATGGCTGGAAGTGCCGCTTACGGAATTATATCAGCTTCAACTAAAATATTCTCTGAAAGCGAAATGAATATCGTTGGAAGTGTAGGAACTATGATTCAGTTTAGCGGAAAGCCTCACGGAAACGTTGACCAAGATGGAGAAAAAACAATTGTTCTTTATGCTACCAAATCAACAATGAAAAACAAGGCTTTCGAGGAAGCTATAAATAAAGATAATTACCAACTTTTAGTTAACGAGTTGCTTGATCCGATTAATGAAAATTTCATTTCTCAAACATTAGCAAATCGTCCACAACTTGAAGGAACTAAATTTGACAACGGACATACGGTTTTCGCAAAAGAAGCAGTCGGAACATTTATCGATGGAATTGCAAGTTTTGACCAAGTTGTAGAAATGGTTTTATCGGATGCAAAAGAAATGAGTACAAATTCAAATACAAATATTAATCAAAATTCTAATAATTCAAAAAATTCAAAAATGAACAGAACGGAATTAAACCAAGCACACCCAGAACTGGTACAAAGTATCATTCAAGAAGGTGTAAATGCTGAAAGAGAGCGAGTAGCTTCTTGGGAAGCATATAGAGAAGCAGATTCGAAAGCTGTTTCCGAAGGTATCGCAAGTGGTTTAGCTATCACTAATGCACAATCTCATTCTTTTTTAGTTGCTATGGCACAAAAAGGAAAGGTCGAAGGCTTAACTGCTGACAACGCTCAAACTATTGTTACTGCTGAATCAGCTACTAACGTAGATACTGTTGAAGGACAAAACAAAGAGCTTGAAGAAGCATTCAAATTTAATCTTTAAAAATTAAGGAATTATGCCTATATACGCAAATCAAAGAAGTGCTACCAGAAATCAATCAACTGTTGATTTTACAGCACAAAATATCTTTACTTATGGTAATAGATATAACACAGGAGTTTTCATCAATAATACTGGGGAAACTATTAATGCTCAAGATGGATTTCTAGTTGTTAGAAACTCTGGAACATTTGAAACGGCTACTGCTAAATTCGTTGCTTTGACAACTGGTCAAACAATAATCTTAGGAGGTTTAACTTATACTTCAACTGGTGCTACAAGTGCTTCTGAATTAGCTGCTGCATTCGCAAATTTAGCTGTTGGAGCAACTACTGGAGCTGGTACTGCTACTGGTTCTTATTCTGGAACATTAACTGGTTATTCAACTGGTGCTGTTCAAGGAGCGAGTTTAGATACTGTTGTATTTACTGCTTCTACAGTTGGGCCAAAAACTGATTTAGCTGATACTGGAACTGGAACAAATCCAACTATCACAATTGTAAATGGAACTGCTGGAGTTGATGAAGGATTCAGTCCTGCGACTTCTGCTACATTAGCAAACGTGATTGGTATCTTAAAAATTGAAGGTCAAAACGAAATGGCTGATGCAGCAAGTTTGAAAGCAAACTATTGTATCTCTGGAGATATTGACGCTACAATGTTGATTTTACCTTTAGGAGTAACTTTAGATTCTATTGTAGGTTCTAAAGCATTAAAAGATGTATTAACCGCACTAGGTTTCGTTTTAAACAACGTAACTGAATGCTCAAAATTTGATAATTAATCATGGCTATAGCAATTCAAGACCATAGTGCTAAACTTACATCAAAAATTGTTGGTAAGTTTGAAGAAATGATTCCAGTAAGAACTGGTTTTGCTGGATGGTTTCCAGAAGAAACTACACCAACTTTAGAGGTTGATGTAGAGGTTCAGAGAGATAATGATTTGATTGCTGTTGACGTTGTGAGATTCACAGAAGGAAACA